CCGGCGGGTATGGACAGTTCCACCAGCCATCCCCAGGCATCCTTCCGTCGTACTCCATAACTTCCAGTCACGTATGCCGCAATACTATTGCGGCCCTCAGTCCATCACGCCAGGCTCCCTGCCAGTCCACACACCAGCACCAGCACCAACGGTGCCACGATGCCATATATTACATACTCCCTGCGGGTGAAGTTCTCACTCATGATGTCCTTCCCCATGATTTTCAGAAACTCTTTCATAATAATTGGTTTTAGTTGTTATTAATTTGTTGCGCCGCAGCCGGACTCGAACCGACGTAATGGGACTTCCTTTCGGCATAACATCTATATGGTTCTTTACTATATTGCCCAAAGAAAAGTGAGGCGGGCAGCGTTACCTGCCCATTGAAGGCCATGCCTGCCTCTGGGATTATTAACCGTTACTGCGAACCTCACGGCGGGCAGTACATATTATGAAATAATACAATTAGATTGTTGCTAAACAGTTATCAACCGACACCCCTCTGCGTTAGTGGCTTGGGACACGCATTGCCCACTGGCAATGGCCGCATTAGAACCTTCTCTGTCTGGAAAGACTTGCCGCTCTTTTTCTGCTCGCCTGGCATGCTACCATCGCCCTCTGTATGCGAATTAGTGTTCTTTGCTTCGGCTCTTGCTGAGTCGGTAGTATCTTTCCGTCGGCGGCCTTCCCTGTCTCTGCCTCACGGCTTTTATGGATGCCACGGCCTTTCGATGTCTGTCTACTCAGCCGCGCACGGGTTCCGCCCTCAAATATAAAAGTATGCAAACATGTCAAAGAACCATTCTCCTTTCATTCCTTGCGGAAGGTGAGGGGCTCGAACCCCCGAGTCATTGCTGACCTACTCCTTAGCAGAGAGCTGCCTTACCACTCGGCCAACCTTCCCTTGTAGTGTGCCTTGCTGTTTTGCCGCATGAATCATTGCAACCTTATCTCCCTCAGTCGCCCCTCCCTGATGAGCCTGTTTATCTTGTGTTTTGGGTAAGCCCACGACCTCGATTCTTTCACCGTCCCGTCGGCCAAAACAATCCTCACCTTCTCCCGTGGCAGCAGATCCCCATGCCTCCGTAGCCATTCCGGCGTGAACATGCTGAACTGCTTGCACATATCCTCAGGCGACAGCCACACCTCGTCGGCACCCTCCATCACCTCTGCCACGGTCTGCCTCACTGTAGCAATAATCTCCGCTCTCAGCATCCTGTCCATATCCCAGCAGTTAATAGTCCTGTATGTTGCGATGCCATCGCAACCATCAAGCCAACCTCGTAATAGTGATACTCCTCCGCAGCGTCCCCTCTACAGGGTCGGCTATCTTCGTCACGTACTTCGGGAACGGCTCCGAGTTCTTCATCTGTCCGGCCAGACTCTGTGCGCTCCGGCAGTGATTCCATGTTGGTAGGTTGAATGTCTCGGCCTTCCCAACGCGGATATTCAGCAGATCGTTCTTCGTTACATTTTCTTTTACCATAATTGTCGTTGGTGTCTTAATTTTATTTAATTCTTTGCTTGCTTTGCAACAACTTGGCAGAAAAAGCCGTATATTTGCAGACGACACCCTCGCAAAGTGTTCGCAAATTGGCGGTTATCCGCTTATGAAAAGACGGCCTCCCGTCTGACGGCTATTTTCTTGCCTCGTTGTTGCTTGCTTGCTTAACGGGTGCAAATATACAAACTAAAAAGCAATCTCGGAATAATTCGGGATAATTTGTTTGAAAATTTAAGACTTTTTAATAAAATGGAGATAATTCAGACCAATTTACACCCCAAAGTGCTAAAAAACAAACTCTTCATCCGTGCGGTTGATTATCTAATCGACGAGAGGAAAGTTGCCAGCCAAAAAGAACTGGCTCAGGCGACTGGTATCACTGAGGCCACATTCTCTAATATCCGAAACGACAAAAAGGTAGTTTCGGACAAGACTATCCGCAAACTGCTTGAAGCCTTTCCTGGGTTGTTCAATGCTGATTATTTTCGTGGGAAAAATATCTATATGCTCATGTCTGATTATCTTGAAGCTAAGATTGAAGCAGAAGAAAAAGAAAAGGCAGCATGTGCGCCACTTTCGACGCATTCCACCGGCATTCCCGATATGTCGAGCGTTTTAAATTCGGCACTCGCAAAAGCAGACGAATCCATCTCGTCGCTGAAGATTGCGCTTGCGGCAAAAGACCAACTCATATCCGAAAAACAAGCCCGCATCGCAGCCCTCGAACAAATTGTTGCCGACAAGGAATCCATCATTCGCGCCCGAGATGCCCGCATCCTCGCCCTGGAGCGTAAAATCTCCAACATCAACGCCTCAGACATCTCCCGCTATCCTTTCGCCATCGGCGCATCTGAGCCAGAAAAAAGAACCAATGTTTCCCCATACCCAGCAAAGTAACTATGAAACATCGTTTATATAATGTCATTCCGCCGCTTTTGTTCAAATCCCAACGGAATCACCAGGCGAAAATTCGAGCACCGCCGCAGAATGGCGGCGGTGCCGATAAACAAAGGGAATTTGGCGAGATTCTTGGAGATACACAAAGATGGTTTGAAATGGTTTGAAATGGTTTAGCGCAACAAATGTTTCCCCATTGCTTCCCCAGGTGTTTCCCCACTTTTTTATATTTTAACTTAAAACAAAAATACAATGATAAAAACAGCAATAATATATAATCATCGGGGGCGGTTCGCTAAAGATGGAACTGCCCCGGTAGAGGTGCGGGTGACGATTAACCGCCATGCGTACTATATTAATACAGGTGTGAACGTGCGTGCGCGTGAATGGAAATTCGGGCAGATTGTCGGACGTGAAGACTGCATTGAGAAGAATGAGCGGCTGAGTATCATGCTGGCTCGGGTTGACAGAATTGTGAATGAACGATTGGCGGACTGCTCGGAAGATGACATCAATTTTGAAGAGGTGCGAAAGTCGGTGTTCTCTCCTGACTCTCGTCGCAAGGTCAAGGATGCTGAGGATATGGTGGAGTGGATGAAAAATGAGATTGACAAGCTGGGCGTGCGAAAAGGGACGGCAGCGCATTACAGGGTATCGGTGGCCGCTCTGGTTGAGTCTGGCGTTATGCGGAAATGGTCGGACTTGTCAGTTGAGAATGTGCATAAGTTCGATGCTTGGCTGCATCGCATAGAAAAACATCAGACGGATGCAGAAGTGAAGGCCGGCAAGCCTGTGGAGTATATCAGCCAGGCGACGGTGAGGAACTATCACAAGGACATCAAGGCGTTGCTTGGCCGGGCTATGAAGTTCGGGCTGATAAAGGCTAACCCGTATGACCGTATGCGCGGCGAGATTAAGCGCGGTGACGTTGAGACGGTGGAGTTTCTGACAAAGGAAGAGCTGGCAAAGATTGAGGGGCTGACACTCCGCGATGGGTCGATGCTGGCCGCTGCGCGTGATATGTTCGTTTTCCAGTCATATACCGGCATGGCATATAGTGATATGCAGGCCTTCTCGCTGGAGCAGTGCCGACATGAGGGTGAGCGGTGGCTGATGGCAGGTCAAAGGGTCAAGACGGGGGTCACATACTACGTCCAGCTGTTGCCGCAAGCGTTGGCCGTGGTGCAACGCTATGGCGGCTCGCTGCCACATGTGTCTGTTCAGACTTACAACAGGAACCTAAAGCGTATCGCGGAAGAAACGGGCATTACCAAACGGCTGACAAGTCATGTCGGGCGGCATACCTTCGCCACTTGGGCGCTGCATGAGGGGGTGGCCTTGGAGCGGGTATCGAAAATGTTGGGGCACTCGAAGATTACGCAGACGCAACGATATGCTAAGGTACTGGCTCAGGATGTTTACGGTGAATTTGATAAACTTAACAAAAATATCTTATGAAAAAAGTGATTATGATGGCGTTGGCCGCTGCCATTATTTGCGGCTGTGAGAAGCCTGTGCTGGACGATGCCAACGGTGAGGCATGGGAAGAAGAATCGCAAGATAGCCCATCGAAGCGATTCACGTTTACCGTGAAGGGCGACTTCGGTGCGGCGACGTTCACTCGCGGTTATCTGACGGCTGACGGGCAGTCAATGACCGACTTGTGGGTGTTTGACTATATGGATGGCGCGTGTGTCCAGACTGTGCATCAGACATCAACAGACGCCGACTGGGGACAGCCGAAAATGTCTCTCAGTTATGGCAGCCATCATGTCTATTTCGTAGCCTCGCGTGGTGAGGGTGCAGTGTTGGATGCCGACGGGCATACTATCACATGGACGGGGCCGAGGGATACGTTCTGGAAAGACTACGAGGTGGAGGTGGTGAGCACATCGAACGGCAATAGGGCGGTGACGCTCGACCGCGTGGCTACAAAGCTGCGAGTGGCGGTGAACGACGAGGTGCCTGCAACGTGCAAGGCTGTGACTGTGACGCCTGAGCGGTGGTATTACGGTTGGGATTATGTCGGCGGAATTGCTGTGGCGGAACAACAGACCGAAAGGCGGGTGACTGTTCCGGCATCCTACGTGGGGACTATAGGGCAGCTGACAGTGAGCATCTTCGGACTGAGCGGCAGCGATGAATGGGTGACAAATGTTGCGGTGAAGGCCCTGGGAGAAAGCGATGCGGTGATCGGTTCGGCAATGATTACCGGCGCACCGTTCAAGGCAAACCGAAGCACGGAATATTCCGGCAATCTGTTCGGCAGCGGCGGCTCACTTGACGTTGGAATTAGTACAAGCTGGGACAGCCCGCACATCGGGACATGGTAAAATCAGAAAGAACGGCGCGGGCATTATCCTACGCCGTTCTTTCTGTTCTCGGCTTGCAGCAGCTCACGGATGGCCTGCTGTTGATCCTCCGTCAATGGAAGGCTGTCACCTGTTTCTTCTTCCCACGAGAATCGCATCAGGTCTTGCGGCTCGTGGATTCCCGCCTTGCTCAGGTCGGCCATGCCGGCTGACATCTGCATGAAGGTGGCCCATCGTGTCATTGTCAGGAAAGTGCGCTCGCGCTTGCGGTAGCCGTCTATGATAGACTGTATCTCCCACCATTTCAACTCAAAGAGAAACTCCTTTCTCGGGAATCCTACCTCGCCCACGACGAGAGAGTAGATGTCATGGGCGGTCAGTCGTTTTTTTCTTCTTCAGCAGTTGGATGTGTTTCTTCGGCCATGACGGCAGGGATGCCCAGCCACTCGTTCATTGCCTTGATGACGGATGATTTAAGTTCTGCCGTCTCGCTGAATGTCGCGTCACGGTTGAGTTGGTCGAAGGTGAACGGCACTTTGTCGTTGGACATTTTTAACGATGCGAAGCACAGTAGCATTGTAGCCTTCTGTGTGTCCATTTGTTGCAAGTCGAATGGCTTGCCGCTCAATTCCTCGTACTCGATTTCTACGGCCATGTTGAAGCAAATGTTCAGCTCATGGCCAAGGATGTTTATCTTGTTCATAGTCATTTGATGATTGTTTTGCGCCCTGCCTCCTTGGCTTCAAGGAGGCAGGGCTTGGTTTCTAATGTAACTGATCTGAATCTTGTTGTTGCACGGGGCCAACGCCTTTCGACAGCGGGCCTGTTCCCTGAGCCTGCAAAGAATAGGTGCCGTTCTGGCGGTTGGTGGCGGTGATGCTATGGTCATTCAACCAAACATAGCCGCTATACTTCGTCCCGCTGGCCGTCCTGTTCTTGTCACCGCTGGAGTAAGTAAACTCCACCATTACCTTCTGCATGGCCAGCACCATGTCGAGGGCGTCCTCGGCGTTGATGCCGCTTGCATCTGCATCTACGCTGTAGAGCGCCGACGTGCTAATGTCCCATGCGGCTCCTACGATTTCCTGCTCCTCCCATATTCCGTCAGTAGAGTCTTTTGAACTGCTGGATTCCAGAGACATTGATACGTGTACGGTGCAGTCCGTGGCGAAAGCCACATACTTGTCCCCGAGCTTTAGTCGGAGGTTCTGTCCTTTAATTACTCCCATTTTATTCGTTGTTAGTTGTGCATTGATAGTTCAGTGTCAAGTAGTTGCAAGGTTTCGCCGGGTCATACTGCTCATCGGTGGCTGAGAACTGCCATTCCACGGGGGTATGCTCCTCGCCGACGGTCTCACGCCAAAGGCTGACGCAAGCCTCGCGCACGGCCTCGCAGAGGTCGGTCAGGCGGTCGTGGCTCTCGGCCACACAGAGGATGCCGACGTTGGCGGTGTCCTCGTCGCCCTCGGGCGTGTTGTCCTTTGTCAATCCCGTGTTAGTGACCGATCCAGGCATGATAATTATATAGGGGATGGTGTCTTCGTTCTCGTCCACCGTCGGGCGGGCGGGCAGGAAGATGCGGTCGCCAACGATGGCGGTCACGGCGTTGCTCCTGGTGAGCGCACGACTGAAGAAGTCTGCTGTCCTAAGACTCATAACTGTCTCAATGCTGGTTAATAATTATTTGTTTTACGACGAACTCCAGCAAGCGGCCTCCGATGTACCCTTGCAGATAGGCGGCCTGTTCGGTGCCAAGCTCTACGCCGTAATATTCAGATACATGAGCCTGAACATGGTCAACCTCGTGGATGACCGTGTTCAAAAACTCACGCAAGCTGGTGGCGCGGCCTATGCAGACGATGCTTTCCTCCCATCCAAAGGCAGTCAGCGTGTAGCCTGCGTTCCATCCGCTCAGGTTGTCGGTGGCTTCATCTA